GAAGGTTTAGATTCTGAGGATATAGATCTTCTAATGGAAGATTTTATTTTTGATGAAGAAATTCATGAACCAACTGAAATTAAGAAGATTAAATTAGCAAAGAAAAAAGAAATTGCCAAAGCAAAAAAGTTTCTCAGACAACAGCAAGAGATATACAAACAGCCCCTTGAGTCAAGGGAAAGTTCTGCCAATGCTAACAATGATGAACTAATTGAATACAGGCAATATCTTGAGTCTGCTAAAACTCAAGAGGAGAACGCAAATCAAAAAAGAAACTGGTTTGTTAAAAAAAGCGATGAAATTTTTAGCACCGAGTTTAAAGGTTTTAAATTCAATGTAGGTGATAACGATGTTGTTTATACTCCAGGCAGTGCTTCTGAACTTAAGAAAGCTCAAGAGACTCCACTTAATTTTGTAAATAAATATTTGGATTCAAATGGTTTTTTAAAAGACGCAGAAGGATACCACCGCTCTTTAGCAATTGCAATGAACCCTGAGAAGTTTGCTCAGTTCTTTTATGAACAAGGCAAATCGAAGGCAACAGATGATGTAATACGTAAAACGAAAAACATAAACATGAGTGAGCGTACCGCACCAGAAGTTTCTTCAAAATCAGGACTTCAAGTAAAATCAGTTTCACAACCTTCGAGTCGTGGACTAAAAATTAAGAGTATAAAAAGAAGTTAATAATTTAAAAATAAATAAAAAATAATATTATGGCAGGACAAGTATTAGCAACCCCAGGGTTTGCTTTGACACCGAGTTCCGAGAGAACTCCAACACCGGAAAACTATTTAACTAATGCAGATTTTAATTGGTTGAATCAGTACTTACCAGATACTTACGAAAAAGAATTCGAAAGATATGGTAATAGAACAATCTCCTCATTCCTTAGAATGGTAGGAGCAGAAATGCCTACAAACTCAGACCTTATTAAATGGGCAGAGCAAGGTAGGTTACATACGAAATATACACAAGTAGGTTGTGCCGCTGCTACAGGAGGTAATGACCAAGTTGTATTTCAAGTAAATGATGCGCTAGACCCAGTTGCAGCTCAACAAGTAATCAGAGTAGGACAAACTATTGTAGTTGTTCAAAATGATGGCTCAGGTGTAAACAAGGCTGTGGTAAGTGCGGTAAATAACGCCGCTGGTGGTAGAGGACAGTTCACAGCTGACTTTTACGAAGCAGGTGGTTTAGTAACTACAGGTACTGGACTCGGTAACGCAGACGTTACAGTATTCATTTACGGTTCAGAATTTAGAAAAGGAACAGCAGGAATGGTTGGTTCATTAGAAGCTAATGACTTCATCTTCGACAACAAGCCTATTATCATTAAAGATACTTACACAGTATCTGGTTCTGATATGGCTCAAATTGGTTGGATTGAAATCACTACTGAAGATGGTGCAACTGGTTACCTATGGTACTTAAAGTCTGAGCACGAAACAAGATTAAGATTCGATGACTATTTAGAAACAGCAATGATTGAAGCTGTACCTGCAGAGACTAACTCTGGAGCTGCTGCTATCTTAGGTAGCGCCGCTGGTGCTGCTGACCCAGGAGCTGGTTCAGATGGTATATTCTACGTAGTAGGATTAAGAGGAAATGTTTGGGATGGTGGAAATCCAGTAGCCCTAGCTGACTTTGATTCTATAATCAGTAGATTAGATAAGCAAGGTTCTATTGAGGAGAACGTTATTTTCCTTAACAGACAATTTGGATTTGACATTGACGATATGTTAGCTGCACAAAACTCTTACGGAGCAGGTGGTACTTCTTATGGTCTATTTGACAATGACGAAGAAATGGCTTTAAACTTAGGATTTACAGGATTCAGAAGAGGTTACGACTTCTACAAAACTGACTGGAAATACCTAAATGACCCTACAATGAGAGGTGGACTACCAACAGGAGCAACATCAGGTAAGATCAATGGTCTTCTAGTTCCAGCTGGTTCAACAAGTGTTTATGACCAAATTCTTGGTAAAAATGCTAAGAGACCTTTCTTACATGTTAGATATAGAGCTTCAGAAACTGAAGACAGAAGATATAAGACTTGGATTACTGGTTCTGCTGGTGGTGCTGCAACGTCTGATATTGACAACATGCAAGTAAACTTCTTGTCTGAGAGAGCTGTATGTACTTTAGGTGCAAACAACTTCTTCTTATTTCAAGACTAGTAATTAAATATTAGGGGCGTAGCAATGCGCCCCTTTTTTAAATAATCAAATTAAATTAAATCAAATGAAAAAAGAAAATACTACCCCAGAAGTAGTTGAGAAAACTGAGATGAAACCAGTGGCTCAACCAAAACCAAAAAAACAATCACCTAAATTTGTTGACAAATCTTATAAGCTTAAAAGAGAGGTTGCACCTTTATCTTTAATCTTAGCCTCAAGGCACACTAATAGATTTCCATTATTGCATTTTGATGAGGAGACAGGTACAAACAGACCTTTAAGATATGCAAGAAATCAGAACAGTCCGTTTCAAGACGAGCAAGATGATAACGCTATTATAGAGCCAGTAATATTTGAAGATGGATTTTTGTTTGTTCCAAAAAATAATCAAGTACTGCAAAAGTTTTTACACTATCACCCAGGCAATGGGAGGATATTTGTGGAGGTTAACAAAGCTAAAGAAGCTGCTGACCTTGTAGAAGATTTAAACTTAGAAGTTGATGCTCTTATTGAAGCTAGACAGCTTGACGTTGCTCAAGTAGAGAATGTTGCTAGAGTTTTATTTCAACAAGATGTTACTAAGGTAACCACTGCAGAGCTTAGACGTGATATATTAATATTTGCTAAACAAAACCCAGGAGGTTTTATGCAATTATTAAACGACCCTATGTTAAAGCTTAATGCTACAGTGCAGGATTTCTTAGATAAAAGCTTAATTCAATTACGAAATAGTAAAAAAGAAGTGTGGTTTAATACACCATCTAATAAAAAGAAAATGTGTAATATACCATTCGGAGAAGACCCTATGTATATTATGACGTCTTACTTTCAAAGTGATGATGGATTAGAGGTGTTTAAACACTTAAAAGCATTAGCTAAAAATGCGTAACTTTACAACTTGTTTAACCCATTAAAATTTTTAACAATGGCAAAATTTTTAAAAGTACAAACTGCAGCAAATGGCAATTTAATTATGCCTGCTGATAAAATGGTAATGGTCTCCACTGGTGGTGGTGGCTTTACTACAACTATAGTTAATTATCTTACTACAGGAGCGTTCGACACCATAACAATAACTCATGGTGCTGATACAGCTAGTGGATATAATATGATAAACTATATTCAAAATAAATTAATTCAAGTTGCTCAAGGAAAATGGGCAGAATCTATTCTTGACATTACTGATGGAGCTCCAACTGTAATCACTAACGTTGTAATCTCATAATCATGAATAAATATTTCAATTTTCCGCAATCAGGAGTTACTACTCCTATCGTATTAAACGCAAACATGGTAGAGTCTATTGAACAGACCTCTACTACTGAAACGTCTTTTTTCTATGCAGGAGCTGCAGCTGCTGATAAGGTAACCCTTACACACGCTGCCGATTCAACAGGAGTTGCAATGCAAAACTTTTTTGTAGCTGCTCTAGTAGATTTAATGAGCACGTCTTACACAAATGCGGCGCCAACATTAACGCCGCCTAACGTTGTAACTGGATTAGCTTGGAACTAATAGTGTAATCCTTTTTTTACTATAGATTAGAAAGCACCCAATTTTAGGGTGCTTTTTTATTTTATGTATCTTTGTAAAAAGATTTTCAAATGATAAATTCAGTAAGAAATACTGTGCTTGCAATTATCAATAAGAATAACTATGGATATATATCTCCTAGTGATTTTAATTTATTTGCTAAACAGGCTCAGTTAGATTTGTTTGACGAATATTTTATAAACTATAATCAACAAATTAATGAGGAAAATGCAAGAATTTCAGGAACAGGGTATGCTGATATTACACTAGGTTATGAAGAGGTAATAGATACTTTTTCTATCACCTCTACTTTAACGCAAAATGCAGGTAATATATATTATCTTCCATCCGCCTCCACTACAGGGACAGATTATTATTTATTAAATACAGTCAATTGTTTTAATGGCGGAGTATATCAGGGAGAAGCTGAGAAGGTAAGTAATAATAAAATTAAATTATTAACCAACTCTATTCTCACAGCGCCCTCTACCTTGTATCCGGCTTACACGCAACAAGGAGATTCTATTACCGTATATCCTTCTTCTTATAATGGAGCAACTGATGTTCAAGGGGTATACATTAGATATCCAAAAGATCCAAAATGGACGTATGTTACTTTGTATAATGGTGAACCTTTATTTGATCAAACACAAAATGATTATCAGGATTTTGAATTACCTCTTGATGACTCTAATAATCTAGTGGCTCGAATTTTACAATACGCTGGTATATCAATAAGAGAAGCTGATGTGTTTCAGTTTGGACAAATAGAAGAGCAACAGCAAAATCAAACTAATACATAATCATGGCATATATAAATCAAAGAAAATATTACACTAATGATGGAGTAGTCCCTACAGATACTAATTGGGGGTCTTATCAATACGTAAGTTTGGATAACATAATGACTAATTTTGAATTGATGTATGATGGAAATCATTCGTTAGTTAATAATGAAAATAGATATAAGATATTATTTCACGCAAAGAGAGCAATTCAAGAGTTAAACTACGATGCTTTTAAAGAAATAAAAGCATTAGAATTAACAGTATACGATGACTTGCGTTTTGTTTTACCATCGGATTATGTAAACTGGGTAAAGCTTTATTTGTTTCAAGGTAATACCTTGAGAGAATTAACTGAAAATATTCAAGTACAATCTTCTATTCAATACCTTCAAAACTCTACTGCTGTTTTTGGGTATGATGGAAATAATAATGTATCAACTATAGAGTCTACATTAGATTCATCGAGAAAAGCGGGTTCTTTAAATAGTATTTATTTGAATCAAAACAATGAAGCTGATGAGAACGGCAACTGTGTTGATTGTGAGGGCGACATATACAATTCTCGTATCGGAGCTAGATATGGTTTAAATACAGAAACAGCCAACATTAATCCTACTTTTACTATTGATAAAAAAGCTGGTGTTATTAATTTTGATTCAACTATGGCCAATAGACAATGTGTGTTACAATACATATCTGATGGAATGGAAAATGGTGATGACTCACAAATAAGTGTGAATAAATTATTTGAAGATTACGTTTATGCTTATATACAATATGCTATATTAAATAGTAAATTTGGAGTGCAAGAGTATATTATTAATAGAGCTAGAAAAAACAAACAAGCTTTATTAAGAAATGCTAAAATCAGATTAAGTAACATTCACCCTAGTAGATTGTTGATGAATCTAAGAGGTGAAGATAAGTGGATAAAATAAAATGGCAAACATTCAAAGAAATTTTGTAGCTGGGCGTATGAATAAGAGCCTTGACGAAAGGCTTATACCAAACGGAGAGTATATAGATGCTTTGAATGTTAGACTTGGTTCTACCGAAGAATCAGAAATAGGGGCTGTTGAAAATGCTAAGGGAAATGTACAGGTTACTAGACTTCAATATATAGACGGTACTGCATTAAGCAGCTCTGCGAGATGTATTGGTGTTTTTGAAGATGGTGCAAATGAAACTATATATTGGTTTGTTCATGACCCCGCATTTACTGTAGGAGCAACTGGTAAATTAGATTTAATTGTTTCTTATAATGTTATAACAGGCTCTCTTATTTATCACGTCCTAAGTATTAATGCTGGTGATAATACAAATACTACTTTAAATTTTAATCCTAATTTTTTAATTACAGGAGTAAATAAAATAGATAATTTATTATTATTTACAGATAATTTAAA